AATAGTTATAACAATATTCATATAATTATTTGTATATTTATTTTATTCTATTTATTCTGACTTTATAGAAGATTGAGTTGACAAGCGGACAAACATACGGACTTCACGCTACACTATTTCAACTACTCTTGTTTAAATTTTAATATAAAAAAATATAATATTTAGATATTGTATAATGAATATTTCTGAAATAGAACAATATAAAAAGCAACATTCTATTTTATTTCGTCCAGTTCTTGATATTATGATGTATGTTTTAAATTTTATTAATTAAAATAACAATTTATTGTCAACTACTCTTGTTTAACTTCAATATAAAAAAATACAATTATAATATAAATGCATAAGTGTAAATATTGTTTGACCGAATATAATACATCTGAATTTCATAATACACGGTTATGTTATGAATATTATTATTTTATGGTTTGTGATAAGATTGATAGATTAAAGGATATTTTGCTGGACTGTTATAATTTAGAAGAAGAGTTAAGATTGAACCCTGAACCAATACCATAATAATATCTCTTATTATATTATAATGCCTTATAAAATGATTAAATTAAAGAATAGAAACCTTTATCAAGTTATTAATACTAAAACTAAACAGATACACGCTCATAATAGCACAAAGCACAATGCCGAAATGCAGATTAAAATACTTAACATGATAGATAATAAAATGAAATGACTTAAATAATTATACCTATATACTATATAAACAAATGCCAATACCTTATGCACAAAATAAAATACATATTTATAATTCAAGATTACGTCATCCATCAACACAAAACAGGGCATCAATAAAATATATAACTAAAATGAGATGCTTTTTAAAAGAAGCGAAAGTATTTAGAAGAATTTTATTTATTGAATTATCTAATTGAACTTAAGTTAATTCAACTAGATAAAAGGTTTATTAAAAACCAACTTCTATTATATAAATTGAAATACTTAATTTATATTATATTAAATTAATTAAAGTTATTTAAAGATTATTTTATTAACTATATATAACAAAATGACCCAAACTTTAGGAATGTTAAACGGATTTACTTTATTGAAATTACCTTCAATTTATAATAACAAAACAACATTAAATGAATATGCTGGAACACGATTACCGGCATTAATTCAAAATAATATTGGTATTGAATTTTCCGAAAATAACTATCAACGAACACATCATAAATTTGCAAACGAACAGGCACACTTGTCAACTCTACAATCTAAATTTAATAAGAAAGAAGGGTGTTTAAAAATTAAAATTAAAAATACTGATTATGGATGGGGACGTATTCAACCTGAAGATCATGCATCATTATCAGTTTTACACCGTCCTACACGCCATTCTATATGTGATGAAACTTATTGTGATATTGATATTGTTTCTTGTTGTCAATCTGTTTTTAAGAACGCTTTAAATTTAAATGGATTATCATATCCATTTCTTAATAAATACTTAGATAATCGTGACGAAATATTTACTGATTTAATGACGAAATATAATATTAAACGAGATACTATAAAACGCTTATTTACTGGATTATCATTCGGTTCAGGAATTAAAAACTGGTATGAAGCAAACAATATTACAAATGATAATGATCCTTTTATTAAAGGATTACAAACAGAATATCATTCACTAATGGAAATTATTTATGATGCTAATCCTCAAATATGTAATGACATATTAAAATATAATCCAAATAAATTTATTAAATATACTGATCCAGTTGATTTACTTGCTAAAAAGAAAAGAACTACTATGGCGTTCTTTTATCAAACGGCAGAAAGATATTTACAGGAAACTATGATTGATTTTTTAGTTATTTCTAAAGGGTTTAAATTAAAAGATATTGTTCCTTGTCAAGACGGATTTATGATACTAAATAATTTAAAGTATAATAATATTATTGATGATTGTCAACTTGTAATAAAAACCAAATTTAACTTTGATATCAAACTAAAAATTAAAGAGTTTGATGAGAAATTTGAAATACCACCTTATATTACTGATTTAGAAAAAAAAATAAATCAAAAACAAGCGGAGAAATTATTAAAAGAACAAGAAAAGTTAGAAGAAAATAAACAAAAAGAACAAGAAAAATTAGAAGAAAAGAAACAAAAAGAACAAAAAAAAATAGAAGAAAAAAAACAGAAAGATAAGCAAAAAATAGAAGACCAAAAAATGAAAGAAGCAAATGAAGAAATAAAACAAGACTTAAAAGATAGAAAAAAAAAAGATGAAGAACCAATTGAATTAGGGATTGATGAAGATGGGATTGACTGGAATATTACAGACGCATCGTTCGCCAAGGAAATGAAAAAAATCTGTTTTAATAATAATGTTATCTTTATTGGGGATAATGAAAAACCTGATGGATTTATGTATAATGGAATTTATTGGCAACCCATTGGACTTCATAACGCAGAATTATCTAAAGAACATTTTGATAATTTATATAAACATTATGAAACCGCACTAAAAAATAAAGAAATAAATGAAAAAACATTTAATAAATATAAATCACAAATTAATCAATTAAACTTTTTTAAAACTAGATCTAATGTCCTTAAAATATTTAAAACAGATAATCATCAATTTAATGTTAAATGGAATTTAAATAATAATTTATTTGTTTTTAATAATTGCATATATGACATTGAAAAGGGAGATTTTGTTGATCCTAACCCTGATGATTATATTAACATGTCTTGCGGTTATGATTATATTAAACCAACAAATTATGATATTATAAAGAATAAAATTGAAACTTTTATTAAGTCTATTATTGCTGAAAGTGATTATGAGTATATGATGAAATTATGTTCTTCATTTTTATATCAAGAAAATATTCAAGAAAAAGGATATTTTTGGTTAGGTTCAGGTCGTAATGGTAAAGGAACAAAAACAACATTATTAAAAAATGCTTTTGGAAACTATTGGGGGGAACTTGATATGAATTATTATACAACTATTGACACTAAAACAGATGCACCTAACCAAAATTTATATAATTGCAGAAATAGTAGGGTTCTTAACTCTAGTGAAATAAGTGATGTTAATATTAATAATAAACCTGTTATGTTTATACCTGATAAATTTAAAAAAATTACAGGAAGAGATTCTATATATGCTCGTGAATTAGGAACTAAAAATACTGCTTATTTTAGTGCTGGAACTTCATTAATCCAATTAAACACAATGCCTACATTTCCAAAAATAGATATTGCTCTTATTGAACGTATTGTAGTCGTTGACTTTCCTTATAGTTTTGTTGATGAAAATGATCCAAAATTAATAGAACAACCACTTATTTATAAAATAAAAGACCCATCATTAAAAGATTTATTTAATAGTAATGATTATAAAGTTGTTTTTATGAATGAACTATTCAACTGGTATAAGGAATATAAAAAAGAGTTCATTATTCCAGATAATGTAAAGGAACACACTGCAAAATACTTTAATAATTGTAGTATCGTATCATTTATAAATGATACTTATACTTTTGATGCAAGTGAAAAAGTATTAATATCTGATATTCAAAAAATGTATGAAGATCATTCAGACAAAAAAATGACTAATAAACAAATTTGTAATGAATTAATTAATAATAAGTTTGATGTTAAAACCATTAAAGGGTTAAAATATTTAAAAAATTATCACATACCAGATATTGATACAGATCAATAGATAGGGTGTGGGGGTGTGAGGGTGTGGGTATTTTCGCCCAATTTATAGGATTAAATTTTTTTTTTTTTTTTTTTTTTTTTTTTTTTTTTTTTTTTTTTTTTTTTTTTTTAATTTTTTTTTTTTTTTTTTAAAAAAATCCGCCAATATACCGTATAAAGTCCACACCCTCACACCCCCCCAACAACACAGAATAATACACCCCCTTTATTAAGAAGAAGTATATATAAGAGACCTATTAGTCTGTGTCAACTCAAGATACTACAATAACCATTATTATTTATTGATTATTAATAGTTATAACAATATTCATATAATTATTTGTATATTTATTTTATTCTATTTATTCTGACTTTATAGAAGATTGAGTTGACAAGCGGACAAACATACGGACTTCACGCTACACTATTTCAACTACTTCTTTTTTTAATAATAACTATTGTTTTTATGGTGATATAATATTTTAAATGGTGGTTTACATCCTCACCGAAATATCGCCAGTTGATACATCGTGTATAAATATACAATCAATCATCGCCATAACATACATAAGTTGAGCGTTGTCTACTGATGCCGCAATATTATTTTCAACAAAAACAGGAGCAGATGAGCAATTAAGACCTGATAACAGACCTCTTTTTGCGCAAACTTCTAAACAATAACCCATGAAGAATTGACACTGAGCTGTCGCAGAACTTCCTGTTGTATAATTGCGGTCAGTTGAAGTAGAGGTATTACCGGCAGCAGTTCCACCTTTTGCTAATTTACAATAACGAGCGCGTGTAATACAGGATTGAAATTGTGCGTTGTTAAACGAACCTATCGCTTTCTCACACTCAGAAAAGGATTGTGATGGTTGTAGTAGTGGGTTGAGCGGGTTACTAGGATAACGCATTCCACCGATATTTAAAGCCCATGAGTTAATGGATGGATTTTTCCCATCAAATTTTGAATTCACAGAACCATCTGCTAAACTATTTACTTTATTGTCTACATATTTAACAAAAATTGATTTTACACTTGAGTTTCTAATACCTGCAAGCAACGATAAATTTCCAGATGTTCCTGCTGGGATTGTGTTTGATGTTACACGATAAGATACGCCGTGAATATACGCCTGGTTATTCACGAGAGTCTGGTCTAGCATTTTTAATGCCGATCCACCGATATCTATATATTCGCATGTAATACTAAAATTTGATAATGTGACTTTAATTGAGGCAGCATTACTTGCAGCATTTGTAAAAGTAATTGGTAATATTGAACTCGTCTGCAAAATTAATTGTAATTTGCTAGTGCGTCCTACATTTAACATTTTATCACTAAGGGCACCAATTAGACCTGATAAAACTGGAACACTATATGAATAGGTACAAGTATCATTTGCTACTGGTTTATTAGCATCAAAAGTTGAAATTTTGTGTCCTTGAGATACATTATCTGTTGTATCATCAAATCCAAATTGCATAGCGGTTCCATCACGAACTGCGTTATTCATTTGAAAATTAATTAACAAGTCGTTAACCAAAGAATACTCGGTTATGTCTTCGAGAATTTGCCCATTTTGTGATGTAATAAACATACGGTCAAAATATGAGTTAGCATTAGAACGAAGATTTGCCGATGTAATGTTTGCTGCTGGATTAGTAGCACCTGCGGCATAAGTAGCGGTAAAATTTAAAGTAGTGAACCTATTATCTAAAAATGTTGATGGACTGGATCCACAGGGTAAATCGAAAATTATCTGTTGACTTGGAAATGCTAGATCAGTTCCTTCTACACTTGATGGGATTGTAAGTTCAGTTGAAACAATTTGAGAAATATTTGAAGGTTGAACCTTAACCTGATATGAACGGGCTTCTGGCGGTAAACTGTAATCGAGCGATCCGAGCTGCATTTCGGCTGGTAAACTCATAGCTGATGGGAGTGACATGTTATAATATAATAAAAGAAATTAATTTTGTGTATTTGCTATTATCTTTTTATTCTGTTTAGTTTCTTGAACTCGCTTTAATGTTTCTAAATTAACGCTGGTTAAAATACTTTTAAAAGATGGAACCTTTTCCTTAAATGTCCGGTAAATATTAAATTGAAGACTAAAGTAACTAATAACTCCGTTAAAGTTTAATAGATTTCCATAATCATCTGTAAAAGAAATTACAAATCTTGACAAGGTAGGTTTGCTAAATAAAAACATTTGGTTATTGGTATTGTCATAAGTAATCATTCCATTTGGACGACTATTGTTTGGAATACAAACTAAAATATT